CAGCAAGCATTTTCTTCTGTTCCTGAGTGAGCAGAAAGTAGAAAACTATCACCCAGACACCACCATGTCGGAGTCTGATGGCGATAGTAAGACAGTGACAGCCTACAGCTACGAGGGCACAGAGATTGACGGCTCCACTAAGATTGAGGCTGAGTCGGCAAGCTATCGCGAGTTCGTGAATGGCCTGGTTCGTACTAAGTACAGCCAGAGCGATGTCGAAGCCATCCTGTGCAACCATGGTGATGGCAACAGGGAGCACGAGACAGAGTACCAAGTATTCCAGGAGTGGCGAGAGCAGGCTAAGCAGATGGCCAGAGAGTTACTCGACCGGGATATCTCATAGTTATCAGATACGGCAGGAGGATGACAGTCCTTTCTGCCGTATTTTTATATTCCTTATATTATATGTACCTTTGTGCCAGTTTTAAAAAAGGTACAGATATGCAGAGAAATACCAAGGATTGGATACACTACAGCTCTGCTGGCATAGTACTGATTGCTGGCATTGTGCTTGTGTACATCAGCTTTTTTATGTCCCACGACGTCACGTCTAACGTCTTGTGGTACTTTGGGCAGAGTCTGGTTTACGTGGCAACCGTCTTTGGTTTCGCACTGACTTTTGACACCAGAGTTAAAGACATTATCAATAAATATTTTAACAATAAAAATGGCACGCAAGATTAAGAAAATTTTCGTTCATTGTACAGCAAGCCGACGGTCATGGTCTGTCGATGCCTTGCTCAAGGAATTTAGAAACAAAGGCTGGCATTATCCAGGCTACCACTGGGTCGTAACCGCTGATGGCAAGTACACGCAGCTCATGACAGAAGACCTGCCGTCCAACGGAGTCAAGGGGCACAATTTCGATTCAGTCAACGTGGCATACATGGGTGGAATATCCCGCATTGGCAAGGCTATCGACAACCGCACGGAGGCACAGAAACAAGGTTTGCGTGAGTTGCTCAAGGAATTGAGAAACCGCTACCCTGAAGCCAAGATCATGGGACATCGTGACATCTCGCCTGACAAGAACCACAATGGGGTGGTCGATCCATGGGAGCGCATCAAGGAGTGTCCTTGCTTCGACGCAATTCCGGAATATGCCGACATTTAACATCAAGGATTATGCAGAAACATCTCAAGTCAATCATCATGGCCATATCGGTGATATTGGTCATCATCGCCTGTTTCTGGGTTTTTGACCATCGACAGCAGCGAGCGGAGCAGGAACTGAGAGAACAGCTCAATGGGCTGAAACTTCAGTATGCTCCAGCCGAGCGAGACACCATCCGAGACTCGCTCACGGTCATCACGCAGCAGGTGCTGCAGATGCCGGCTGAGGAGTACAAAATTCAGGCCTACGACCGCCAACTGCTCCATGACCTGGACATTCGTCTTGGCCAGGTCTTGGCAGACCAGCGCACGAGTCTGAGTACTGCTGATACGGTCAAGACTGACCGCAGCGACTCGGTCTATACCTACAGCGACCGATGGCTCAGTTTCCGTCTCAATACGGCGGACTCCATCTTGACATACAAGGCGAGAGATAGCCTCCAGACCATCGTCTACAGGCAGTACAAGCACAGATTCCTCTGGTGGCGGTGGGGCACCAAAGGCTATGATGTCAAGGTCATCAACTTCAATCCCCATTCCAACATATTATATAACAGCTATATACAAGTCAACCGATAATGGCAAGACAAGAGGTATATACAACAGTCATCAAGCTCAACTCAGAGGAGGCAAAGAACCGACTCAAAGAGTTGGAGGACAGAGTCGCTCGTCTGAAGAAGGCTAAACAGGAAGCCTTCTCGGCGGGCGATTCCCGTTTAGGCGCATCCCTCGCCAAGGATCTGAAGGCCGCAGAGCGAGAGATGAAGCAATTCAAGAACTCAACCATGAGCGTCAAGGAGACACTCGACAACCTGTCTAGTGCAAGCCTCGGACAGCTGGAGAAGGCAGCAAGACATCTGAAGGGGCAGATGAAGGCAGCATCTGACCCTTCAGACTTCGCCAAGCTGGATGCACAACTCTCAAAGGTCAAGGAGCAGATGCTTGCCCTGAAGGGCGCAACACGCAAGGCTGATGAGGAAGCAAGACGCATGACCGCAACGGTGTCAAACCTAAAGCATGCGTCACTCAATGACCTCAACTTCACAGCTTCCAAGCTACGTAGTCAAATGGCTGACTACGACCCGACATCTACCATGTACGCCTCTCGAGCGTCGCAGCTGAAGCTGGTAGAGGCAGAACTGGAGCGCATCCGCCTGAGTGAGCAGAAGGTGGTCACCCTCATGCAGCAATATGACAAGGAGATAGACAGCACCAATATGGATATCAAGGAGACCAGGAGGCGGATGCAGCTCGTCAACAACACCTTGGCCACTCTCAAGACCTCATCCATCCGTGACCTCGAATACTCCTTGAAGGCACTCAATCGGCAGATGAGGGGCATGCAGCGTGGTACCGAGCAGTTCAAGCAGATGGAGCTGAAGGCGAAGAAGCTGAAGACAGCACTGCAGGCAGTCAGAGGCGAGGGAGTTGCTCAGGAGTCCTGGATCAAGCGCTGTGCGGACTGGTCCAACCGCATGCAGGGCATCGCCCTGGGAGTCGTCACTGCCATCTCCGGCATCACCTTCACCGTCAAGAAGTGCGTGGAGGTGTATGCAAAGATGGATGATGAGATGACCAACGTCCGCAAATATACCGGTCAGGCAGCCGAGGAGGTTGAGCGCATGAACGAAGACTTCAAGAAGATGGATACCCGCACACCTCGCCAGAAGCTCAACCAACTGGCCGAAGATGCCGGAAGACTCGGCATCACCTCGACTGCTGCAGTTGAAGATTTTGTTGATGCAGCCGATAAAATCAATGTAGCCCTCGGGGATGACCTCGGCGGAGGAGCAGTCTCACAAATCGGTAAACTCGCCCAGATGTTCGGCGATGACAAGACCATGGGCTTGCGAGGAGCCATGCTCGCAACCGGTTCGGCAATCAACGAGCTGGCGCAGAATTCTTCTGCCTCTGCCGGTTATCTCGTTGACTTCACTGCCCGTGTGGCAGGTGTCGGCAAACAGGCAGGCTTTACACAGGCTCAGATCATGGGTCTCGCTTCTGTCCTTGACCAGAACATGCAGCAGGATGAGACGGCGGCAACAGCTGTGCAGAACCTTCTGGCAAAAATGTTCCAGGACTCAGCCAAGTTCGCTCAGATTGCAGGTCTAAATGTCAAGGAATTCGCAAAGACGTTAAAGGAGGACGCCAATGGCGCACTCCTCCAATTCCTGGCAGCCATGCGAGCCAAGGGAGGTTTTGCCGACCTTGCACCAATGTTCGAGGAAATGAAGATGGATGGATCCAGGGCTACTGGTGTTCTAACCGTCCTCGCAGATAAACTCGATGACATCAAAACTGCCCAGAACCTGGCAAGCGAAGCATATTCCGAAGGCACATCCGTCCTCAATGAGTTCGAGACACAGAACGAGAGTGTGCAGGCTCAACTTGACAAGGCGAGCAAGAAGTTCCTGGATCTCTCCATAGAACTGGGCCAGAAACTCTATCCTGCAGCACGATATTGCATATCTGCTGCCAGTCTCGGAGTTCGGGCACTCTCAACCCTCGTTGATTTCGTCAAAGATTATTGGCGCATATTAATTGTGCTGACAGCTGCCATCGTCACCTATACTGCAGTATCTAAGGCCAAGTTGATCGCAGAGAAGGCGCAAATGGCATGGCTCAACATCATGATTCTACGCGAAAAGACGCATCTCGTCCTTGTAGGTCTTAAGACATCTGCTCTCAAGACCATGGCAATCGTTCAGATGGCGTTGACACGAGAAATAAAACTGACCACAGCTGCGCAAATGTTGTGGAACAAAGTGTTGTTGGCCAACCCGATCACTGCTGTGATTGCTGTTGTTGCCGGTCTGACAGCCGCAATCGTCACACTGTCTAAAGAGACGAGCACAGCTGAGCAGGCTCAGCGTGACTACAATGATGCCGTGACAGCTGCCAACAAGCAGGCAGCAGAAGAGGAGGCATCCATCATGCGCCTCGTTTCTGCCATCCAGTCCAACACCACAGCTGAGTCAGGCCGCAAGGCAGCCCTGGAGGAACTCAACGGCAAGCTGATGCGTGAACACCTCGGCAACATCACCGAGGAAGCAGTGCGCACCGGTCAAGCAACAAGGCAGATCCAGTCGTACATTGACATGATGAAGAAGAAGATTGTCATCGACGGCCTACAGAAGAAGCTGGCAGAGTCAATAGCTAAGCAAGCGGAAGATGAAGACCTGTTAGGAGAGGCTAACAATGACAATAGAGGTTACTGGAAACGCTTCTGGGATAGGCTAAACCCATTTGCAGGTGGCAAGACTCAAAAACTTAACTTCGCAGCTGACCACAAGGACCAGCTACTACAGAGTGTCGAAAGAGAAAAGCAGTATCAGCAGAAGCTCATCGACAAGATAAATGAGCTGGAGTCTCAGCACTTCGAAGTCAATGATCCGGAGCCTTGGAGAAACAATGGCTACAATGGCAAGGGCAATGATGGTACCATCATTAAGCAGCAGAGAACAACCGGTACTCATCAAGCTTCAGATAAGGAGCGCAAGGCTAGGGCCAAGGCTGAGAAGACTGCGGCTGCAGAAGCTCGCAAGCGTGAGGCAGAAGCCAAGCGCAAGCAGAAGCAGGCTGCCGATAGCATCAAGGCTGAGACCAACGAGTTGATGGCTAACAACGCCAAAGCCTATGCAGAAGGCAAGAAAACCTATCAGCAGTTCCTCGATGACCGACAGAACATCCAGATTAAGGGCT